CTTTAGTAAATGTTAAAACAGTTGAATCGCCTTTGAGTGAAATAATCACATCGCCAGTAACAATTCTTTTGTCGTCCATATAACCAGCAGTCGTTACAGTGTCGTCGTCTGCATTATGATAAAACCACAATGTAGGCGTTTCGCCAGCTTTTGCGTTGTTCCCGATGATTGTTAATTTGCTTCTATCGAATGCCATATAGTCCCCTTTATTTTAAGGGGGGCCGTTAAGCCCCCCATTCAGTGATTATGGGTTATCGTCTGAATCGATTGCGACCATTCCGTCTGCATCGATAACAACTGCACCAGCACTGTAAACACAGCCAATTTGCCATGCTAATTTTTCAGGAATCCAATCAACCATAGTTTTCATATCTTTACCGATAGCTAAACCTACGGCTTGTTTATGGTAAGCGAAAGCGTATTGTTGAACACCAGCTTCACGAGGTAATCCACCTTCTGTTCGAGAACCAATAGTGATGAATTTGAAACCGTAGAAGGTATCAATATCGCCAGCTACCAGAGCTTTTACAGTGTTGAAGTCAGATGAAGTTACAGTGGTAGAACTTAAGAACTGTTCTTTTTGCTTAGGTGTGTAGATTAAATAACGGTCTTCCGAAGGCACGTTGTTTTCATCTAACAATTGAGCGGCACTTGCTACAAGAGTCAATGAGAAAGCGTGTGTACCATCGCTAACAGTGTTACCACCTACGATAGCGGCTTCGAGAGCGTCGATGATCAATTGATCTTCACGTCGGCCGATAGCTTTTGCAGTTGATTCTGCAATGATTTTCTTATCATCGAAATTGATTTTTTCAATATCCATGATGTCTTCGTAGTCGAAAGCATCCCAGTCACTTAATGTGACGGTTACTTTATCTCGACTTGCGTTCATCGCTACAACGTCGTTACCACGATTATGTTGAGTAGCAACACCTGCGCCAGCAGTGGGGAAACGATGAGTAGAACCGATAACACCAGTTTTTACACGAACTGTTTCACGAAGTGATTTTGTAGCTTGATAAGCTAGTTTTACTTCTGAGTCGAATGAGTCAATAAATACGTTTGATACTTGTTGTGACATTTTTATACCTCCAAAAAAATTATAAACTTCTAATGAAGCCTATGCCTTTTATGGGGTCGTAAAAACGAGTAGCCCTAGCACCGGGATTAGTTGCCAAATCCTATCAACTACAAACTAAAAGTCAATTAAAATGACGCATCCATCAGGCGACCAGTTCTTCCTGCTTTCGCTCGTAGATAAGTAATTTCTTGTCGTCTTGAGTCAGTAGTTTTTGAGTCTAAGTATTCTCGTTTTAATTCAGCATCACTTGGTAAACCAGATACATTGCTAACACTGTGAGGAATATTCCCACCGCCTGCAAATTCCTTAATCTGATATACAGCATCGATAGCCTCAGCGCCTTGCGATTCCATCCATTCCAAAAGTAAATTCTTAGTCTTTGCTGTGAATACAGGCGAAGTCTCAATAAATACTTTAGTTTCACGAATAATATTATCAGCGTTAGAACCTAGCTTTTGTTTTTGCTCATCTATCCATTTACCTTTTTCAACATACTTTTCTTCTTTTGTTTTTGTGTCGATGACATTCGTTGACTCTAAAACATGTAAAAGAAGTTTAGTCATGTCCTCGCCTTGGCGTTTAGTGAGTCCGCTTTCAAAATATTGTTTAGACATTAAATTCTGAATATTCTTTATTTCCTCTGCGCTTGGTGCGGTTGGGTCAAAGAATTTTTCAAATCTCTTGTCTGGTGGAGCGTAATCTAGGAAATATTCATCAGCCTTTTCTGGAGCCTTCCCGTCAGAAACTTTACGACGTAAATCTAAAATACGTTTCTCATAGTGTTCTTCTTTTTTCTTTAAATCATCAAAGAATTGCTTAGCGCCATCTTGATTAAATTTACCATCCTCAGTGTAAAGACGTTTATCAAAATCATATTGTGGTTTAGGGTCGCTCGGTGTGCCGCTTACTGGCTCTGTTATCTTTGGTTCCTTAACCTCCACCAGAGCTGGTGTATTTATTAAACTTGCAGGTTCAGCGGGCGCAACTGGTGCGGGAGCCGCATTTTTTTCTTCTGACATTGTTTACCCCTTTTTTGCGCCTTTTAATGCGCTGATTGAATTTAATTGTTTGTAATATTCTTGAACTGCTTTACATACCAAAGCGACTAAAGCATTGTCTGATTTCAGACTGCTTCTCTGAATTGTGTTTATAACTTCTGTTAAATCCGGATACATTACTTGCCCCCCTTCTTTGCTTTGTCTAATACCCCTCGAATATGGTCAACTAATTGTTGTTGTCCTGCTTTCGCATACGTCGCATTAACATTATCGAAGTTAGGGTAATTAAAGTGAGCATAAGTATCTAGGTATTCTATTACCTTCTCCCCTAATTCAGAATTAAAAACTGCTAAGAATGCTCGCTGAACATCAGCTTGCTTTTCTTGTATTTTTTGTAATCGCTCTTCTAATTCTTTTTTAGAATGCTCTAGTTGCATCTTTCTCCGCTATCTTGGCATTTGCTTTGCCCATCTCAATTTGATTCTGAGCGTCAATTTGTGATTGTTGTGCGGCTTGTTGTGCGGCAAGTGCTTGTTGTTGTTGCTCCTCACCTTTAGCTTTAATCTCATCGCTTGTAGCAATGAATTGGTTCGGTACTCCTAATAAATCCATCAGGTATGGGCCCATCGCATCTAAGTGAAGCGAGTTATTTAATGCCCTACCAGTAGGGTCTAACTGAATAAGTAATGTTGATGCCGCCATAATAGACTGCGCTTCGTTTGATTTTAACTGTTTAGCAACAGGAGAGTTAATCTTAACTTTGTAAATCATTCCGTTAATCTCTGCCGCATCAAATCCATTACCATCTTTGTCTTTTGATTTAAATATCTTATTCGTAATCATTACATCAAATATTCTACGAACCATTTCAATTTGGAATAAAATCAATCGGCCAAATACTGAATTTAAATTCTTCTTTAATTCCAACATCCTTTTATTAACTTCGGTTGCGGTTAATTGTCGATTGCCTTCGTTTGGAAGCGTGTTGCCTAACGTCGCTCGCTTAATATCCATTTGTAATTCTTGAACTTTGTATTGTTCTAAATTCGGATTAGTTTGTGTGAGCTGTAATGGGACAATAGATGATTGGGCATTTGGAACTACGTTAAGCGCAAACGGTGTCATGTCTAATTGCTCAACATCTAACATCGCATCTTCTTGAACCAATAACGGCGGTAAGTTGTACGCAAGGGCTCTTAGTGAATACCACTTAATCATATTTAAAGTCTTAATATCATTTAATGCGGCGATACCAACACCACGTCCATACGGCTCACCTGCGGCTTTATTCCAACGCAATACAACAAAAGGATTAGTCTTGTATTCTCGTTTTAATAACTCTGCTTTATTTTTTAAATCAATAACTAGATAAATCCATTGCTTAATATCTCTATCCCAATAGGTGCATTCGAGAATTGTGATGTCCTTATCCAACTCATTTTCTTTTATCTCCATCTTACTTAGCTCACGCCACATTTGAGATATGTTTTCTCTTTTCATTGTAAATTCACGGTACACCCAATTAACATTGCCATCAGAACCTTCTTCAATCGAATATTCAGTTAATGGGATTGTTTTGTAGTTTACAGGTTGATAAATATCGTCGCCGGGCATAATAAGCATGCAAGCAGTACCAGCAAATAAGTCGTAACAGAACTCACTGAATGCGATATCAAAGTTACTAAGATTTTTATATTCGTTTGCCTTATCACACATCTTCTTTAATTCTTTATTTACGTCTTCTCTTTTGTCTTCTGGAAATAAAACACCAGCCTCTACATCAATCCATTTTGAAAGCGGTGGGCAAAGTAAATCTTGCATCGTATTAACAAATTCATTTGCCGCTTGTTCTCCAGCCGATGAATATAATTCGCTACGTCTATCTTGATAGTTCGGGTCGTTATTACTACCACTCGCTACCTTTTGGAAGTTATCACGAGCAGGCATTGCATATTCAAATACCTCTTTGTAAACAGAGTTCCAAGTCGCTTTAGTAGATTGTGCGCTCGTGTTCTTAGAACATATTTGTGCGATTGAGTATTTCATCCGAGTAATGTTGCTCCGGCAGGTGCGCCAACTGCACTTGTGCCACTTAGTGAATAATTATCGCCTGCACCGAGCAGTTGACGGCGTTGTTTGTTAATACCTTCTTTTCGTTTAGCAAGTGCTAAATCGTTTTGCTTTTTGATTTCTGCGGCCTGAATTTCTTGTTGACGTTTTAATTCGTTAGCTTGATTTTGTTTCGCCTTCTCAGACTCTATTGCGCCCATAACATTTGAAACTGTACTACCGATTGTTCCGATAGCTCCTGCGTTTGCTAAAGCAAAAGAGCCAACTGTACCAACCGCTCCTGCTATTGCACTTCCAATCGCTATTGCTGTACCTATTGCCATTTTATTTCCTTTGTCACGCCATCGACTTGATAACCAAACATTTGTAGTACCCTAATAAATTTCGGGTCTCTATACCCCATGTTTGCACCAATCTTAACCGATACACATTTTCTTTCAATAGCAATTCTTTCAGCTTCATCGAGATACTTTTTAAATAACTTTATGCTCCCCCGATGTTCTTTGCGAATGTAAAACAACATCTCGCCTAACATCACATGACCCTTCATGTCTGGGACGATTAGATAAGCAAATATTCCAGTGTCATCAATAGTGAAGTATTCGAGCATGTCTTTTATAAGCCTGACCTGACTCTTTGCTTGTTCCAAATCAATCGTACCAAGCTCGTTGTAAATTTCAGTCAGCCAATAATCGATAACTGATTCTGGTGTCATCTAAAGTTTCCATCCCATTTCTTACTGACTGTTTGTGGCCGTCTTACAGCTTTACTTTCAATCATGGGAAGTATTGAGAAGGCATCAGCCGCATGTGATGACCAATCATGATAAGGCGTGTCCTTAAACTTATTCCTATTCTCATCCCATTCACGTCGATATGCTTTAAGTGCCGAAATTCCATCCTTGGTAGTCTCAAAATTAAAATAACACCTTGGGAGTATCCCCCTCACTCTTTGAATAGCTCCGTAGATATCTCGTCTTGCTTCATGAATCTTAATAGGCCATACACCCAAATTCCTTAATTGATTCTCAACAGTAACTGCCTTTTCTGCTTCGGTTAGCTGTCTCTTATTCCCGTCATGAGGTAAATGGTGCATCGCATAGTTGTAACCTTTACCCTGAATAATTGAGGCGTAATGTCCTAGTGCGAAATTGGTGTTCTCGTAATAATCAATAACCCTAATATCTGACCCAACAAATTGAATGAACCAGATAACCATTTCATCAGATATACCCAAATCCCATAGGGTATGGACTGGATACCCAGAGTCATAGGAATAATTACCTATATTCTTTTTGTAGCGATTAAACATATCAGCATAGTAAGCGCCTTCCATACTGCCTTCACGACTACAAAAGTATTCTTGCTGAATGATTTCTTCTGACTTGCCACGCTTACGTTCTTCTTCTATTTCCTCAAGAGTAACTAAATGTGTATCGTTATTTGTTACCCTGCTTGCAATGTATTTTGGGTTTGATTCAAGATAGTCAAACATTTGAGTCGCATGATTCTCACCACGAGGTGTGAAGTTAAATATACACCATCCTTTAGTTTCTCTAATCATCGGCTCAATAGCCAAGTCAAATAGCCTTGGTTTTTGTAACGAATGCTCAGAAACAATAGCGCCTTTTAAACCAGCTCCCACACGTTTGTCATACCTATCCCCACCAACGAATGAAATAATCGAACCTTCCTTAGATGGGTCTTTAGGATTAACTAAATATATCTTCATCGATTGATTATCTTTTTTATGGATCAGTTCTTTAGGAATAAAGTCTAAATACTTAACGCCGTCTTTAGTGACTCCTTCCCAAATAGCTGATCTAACCTGCTGTGATTCTGGGAGTACATGCCAGTAGTTACCGACCTCAATCATTGCTTCTGCAATCATTATGTTTAGTGAGAATAAGTCTTTACCGTGACGACGTGCCCATTCAAGGGACATTCTTCTTACTCGTTCTTTAAACCACCTATCCCAAATAGGTTGTTGATAGTCTCTTAACTTAATTAACGGAAGGTTAATTTCCACCTGTGATGATATTAACAGAAATAGGCGTAGTAAATTCTATTTGTTTTTTGTCAGTGTATCGGCCTTTTAACTTGTTATACATATCAATCCCCTTTGCTTTGACATTCATGTCGGCAGATTGATTGATTAAAAATGTGTGTTGGTTATCTACTGAGGCGTCATTAAATCCTTGAGAATTCATAAACTCCATACCAGCTTTGTAAACTTTAGGAATCCTTAGCCATTCATGTGCAGTAACTCCAGCTAAGTTCAAATTAAGTTTACCTTTATCGTCAGTAAACCTTCCCTCACCTAAAGCAGAAATAATAGATTGAGTTCCGTTCCCAAATGTTGGTGAAGATTGGTTGAAATAATACTCTACAAATAATTGCTCAGATTCATTTAAGTGTTCATCTAAGAATTTACTTCTATCAGCCATTATTTAGTTTTTACCGCCTTCTTAGAGTCTTTGTATTCTTGTTCTTGCTCACAAAACGAAACGATTCTTTCAGAGTTATAGTTAAGGTTTTTAAATGATACGTCGTTAAGAGGGCCACCAATACCGGAAGGAGACAATAAAGCCATTACTATTGCTTTTAATTCATTACGTTGCATTATTTACTCCTTAATCTTTAATTTAGCCTCATCACCATGGACTTTATATTCTAAGTTATATTTCAATGGATTTTTAGTTGGATTGTTAATACGTTCGGCAAGTTCTTTAAATACAGCCTTACCAATTACCATCTCTCTCTTTTCATCAACATACTTGTTTGCTTCATCGGCTTTTGCCTGAGCCTCATCAATAAAAGTGCTTACTGTGTCTCTGTGATGTTCTGCAAATTCTTTAGTTTCATGGACATGGGCTTTTTCAATAGACAGTTTCTTATTTAATTCTTGATTGAATATCTGACAAATCCAGTAACCAGATTCACTTATATGATTTCCAACTAAGATACCTTCTTTTATGTCTTTAGTTTTTGCTTCTAAGTAAAATACTTTTTGGCCTAAATCCATGACAACTCCTTTATGCTTTGTGAAATACTTGTGTTCTTTCGGTGATATTCATAATGCGTTTTGTTTCCGCAAAAGAATCATAGCATACGAAAGAATAATAAATACAGATAATTACTGCAACGGCCATATATACTTTTACCAAATTTTCAAATAATTTTTTCATATTCCACCTCTTTATTATTTTACTTCTTCCTTAACGTCATTGTCAATATTATGCCCATTCGTAGGGTAATTCGTAGGCATTTAGTTACGAGACGGCTTTTACCCAATCTGCCAAGTGTTCAACGGCTTTTCTATTCTTTTGCTTTCGGCTCACCACCCGGGCTATCAATAATGGCTTTCCAGTTTGTGCCACCGCATTCTTTGCAAACAGAATCTTTAATCCATTGTTTATCGCCCAAAGAAATGTTAAAGTAAATTTCTAAGGGCGAAACTCTTAGATTAACCAAGCCAGTTCTAGCCTCTAACTAGTTCTGGCTTTTTTTCTTGTTTTTCAAATACTGAAGAGCAAATAGTCAGGACTCCATTTTGGACGAATTAAATCCACAGGCTTTTTGCATGAGTCGCAATAGTAAAAATTAGACATTTACTCTCCCTCTGTTATGTTGATTGTTCCGCTAATTCTTCCAGCAATTCTATTCCTGTCATTTCTCTAAAGTTTCTATCGTCGTACCAGCCATCCTCTTCATTTCCTTTATCAAAAAATTGGTATTTCCAATCGGCAAGTGGTATTGGCGGTTGATCCATATAACCACCAACAGTGAGTTTAACTATGTCTCCAGACATATTTTCCCCTATGACTCTTTCACCAATTTTAAACTTAGTGAATTTTCTATCGTTGCTAATCCCACTCATATCTTTCCCCTTTCCCTCTATTATGTTTGCTCTGGATAAAATCTCAACCTGCAACTGCTCCGGCTGTGGGATG